TCCTTCTTTTATCCCTGATTTGGTTAGGATGCTAGATAATGTATTAACATACTTTATTGAAAATGCACCTAGCCCATTAGATAAGGCTAAGTTCAGTGCTTTTAGGGAGAGGAGTATTGGACTTGGTGCTATGGGATTTCATGCGTACCTGCAAAAAAATAGTATTCCATTTGAGAGTGCTATGGCAGGTGGCACTAATTTAGAAATGTTTGCGTTTATAAAAAGACACGCAGACACTGAAACTAGAAAACTAGCGGCAGAAAGAGGCGCTTGTCCTGATGATGATTCTTGCACAGTAAGAAATGCTCATCTATTAGCGATTGCTCCTAATGCTAGTTCTAGTATTATTTGTGGAAACACAAGTCCAAGTATTGAGCCGTATAGAGCCAATGCTTATACACAAAAAACAAAAACAGGAAGTAACTTAGTAAAAAATAAATTCTTAGATGCAATTATCAAAGAAAAAGTTGCTCCTGAACTGTATGATGAAGTATGGTCTAGTATAGTTGCAAACAAAGGAAGTGTGCAACATTTAGATATATTAGATGATTGGGAGAAAGACGTATTCAAAACAGCAGTAGAAATCAATCAGGCATGGATAGTAGAACACGCTTCAGTAAGACAAGAATTTATTTGTCAATCACAGAGTGTAAATCTATTCTTCCCGCCTGATGTAAATAAAGGGGATTTGCATAATGTTCATATGTTGGCATGGGCAAAGAACTTAAAAACATTATATTACCTAAGAAGTGAAGCTATCGGCAGAGCTGATAATGTATCTTCTCAGGCTAAAAGAGAGATAATCTTTGAACAATCAGATTGTCTAAGTTGCGAGGGATAAATGAGCAAACTATTAGAAGAGAGAGATTATTATAAACCTTTCGATTATCCTTGGGCATTTGAGTTCTATAAAAAACAACAGCAAATGCATTGGCTACCTGAAGAGGTGCCACTCCAAGATGATATTAAGGATTATACACATAAATTATCAGAAGGTGAAAGAAAACTTATAGATAACATATTTAAGTTTTTTACACAAGCTGATGTAGATGTATGTTGTGGATATGCGAAGCATTATCTACCAACATTTAAACAACCAGAAATAAGAATGATGTTAGTAAGTTATGCTGCTATGGAAGCAGTACATCAAGAAGCATATTCTTTATTACTGGAGACACTAGGAAAATCAGATGAGCAGTATACAGAGTTCTTTGAGATACAAGCTATGGCGGAGAAGCATGAGTACTTAACTGATTTTAATATGTCTAACCCACATGAGATTGCAAAAACAATGGCAGTCTATAGTGGTTTTACAGAAGGAGTACAACTATTTAGTAGTTTTGCTATACTTCTAAACTATCCAAGACATAATCTTATGAAAGGTATGGGGCAGATAGTAACATGGTCTATAAGAGACGAGTCACTTCATGTTGAAGGACTATCAAAACTCTTTAGGACTTTTATTGCAGAAAATCCAGATATATGGACAGATAAACTAAAGTATGAGATATACTGTGCGGCAGAACGCGTTGTTGAATTAGAAGATAAGTTTATTGATGTTTGTTTTGAAAAAGCAGACATACCTGACTTAACAGCGAAAGAAGTAAAAGAATACATAAGATACATCGCCGATAGACGATTACTTGGTCTTGGTATGAAAGCAATATTCCATAGCACAGTTAACCCACTTCCATGGATTGATATGCAAGTTAATGCAGTTGAGCATACCAACTTTTTTGAAAACCGTGCTACTGAGTATGCTAAGGCTAGTACACAAGGAAATTGGCAGGATATATTTAAGTAATGAATAATTTACCAGAGTCTATAGACATTGATGGCGTAACGTATTATACTGATGAAATGGCAGAAAATCAACAACTTATTCTATTAGCTATAAGTCAATGTGATATAGAGCTAGATAGAGCAAAACACATGATGGCTATTTGTCAAACAGCGAGACAAGCATATATAAATGATTTAGGTTCACAACTTAAAGATGATGCAAAAGAATCTTAGATTTTATATATTAGTAACTCATACGTTACACAAAGTTAAAAGACACTTTTCTTACACAGGTATATTGCCTAAGGAAGCTATAGTAGTTATTAATACTACTAATGATGTTTTCTATAAGCAATGTAGTAATTGGTGTGATTCCAAAGGTATACCATGGATTCGTACAGAATCTGATGGTACACCAGCAACTGGAAAGAATAGTGTCTTAGACTTATTTTTAAATAGTAAAGATGACTATATGGTAGCAATAGACGGAGACGACTATTTAACTAAATATGGCTATGCTTATTATAAAAATATTGTAAAACAAAACAATCCCCCTGATAGTTTATGTCTATATAAACAACAATCCCAACTAATCACTATTTTTGGTCAAAGAATATGGATTAATCTTATGGGACTTCCCACAGATTTAGATACTGAAATGCACGTACGTAGAAGCCATTTAATGGGCGAAGTATACGCACACCATTTAAAAGACTACTATGAAAATAAGTATGGAGACCTAGAGCTGTATGTAAAAGATTGTTTGAAACATACAAAAGAAAATTTATATTATGTATATAAATACTATGAAAGATATAATATATACGAGAATGAATTTGCAGAATCTCATTGTAGACCTGTATTATTTTCTAAAGCAGCAGCAAAAGAATGTCACTTTCCTAGTAATGTACCTGTGGGAGAAGATACATTAGTATACTTACAACTTAAAAATGCACATTTTCAAGGAAGAATACAAACTCAACTAGTAGATGAACTAAACGAAGGAATTACTTATCTCTATGACTGTATAAAATCAGATGGTGATGAGTTAGGAGCTATGTTAGGAATTACTCTTAATCAGACAGATTATACTTGGGTACGTTTAATAAATATAAAGCTAAAAGAAATGGAACAAAAAGGAGAGTTACACGCTGTTCCGCTACCTGTAAATAATTGTTTACCGAGTAAGTGGGAAAAAGATAACTTAATATCTGCAAAACCCCAGTTTCCTTTTGATTTTGATTTAGAAAAATGGGATGAACAGTGGAAAGATAAAGGAGTATTCCATGAGGCACCTAGTAAAGAAGCGATGGAAATAATAGAAAATATAAGAATGTGTGAGAATTACTATTCTACAGAATCTGCTGTAGTTTTACAAAACATAGAACAACAAAAAGAAAATAAAAAAGAATTATTAAAAGCTTTAGGAATAAGTCCTAATGCTATGGTCAAGTTTCCCAAAGGTTATTTTAACAACTCTAGACCTTACTTTCACCACGCTACTCCTCACGAAGTAGCACAACATTACCCAAAATCATGAAAATATTTATAGGTTACGAATCTACATACCCCGAAATGTTTGAGGTATGCAAAAAAAGCATACTTCGTTACAATCCCAAACATGAAATCATACCACTCAAAAAATCGGAAATATCGGAATATACTCGTCCATTTCAGAACGAGAGTACGGAATTTGCCTTTACCCGTTTTCTAGTACCACAGCTCTGTGACTATGAAGGGGAAGCTTTATTCTGTGATGGAGATTTCTTATGGCTCTGTGACCCTGAAGAAGTTATGGACTATTTTTCCGATGAACATACAGTTCATGTCGTAAAACATCCTAGTTTCCTCGTCAAACCTAAGAAAATGAAAAACAAGAAAAACCATGCTTATCCTAGAAAATACTGGTCAAGTCTCATGCTTTTTAATAATCCTAAATGTAAAGAACTTACTTATGATTATGTAAACCAAGCCCCAGCGGGTGCATTGCATGAGTTGAGATGGGCAGAAAGCGTAGGGGAACTTCCCGCGCAGTACAATGCCATGGTAAATTATTACAAATTTAAGAAACCAAAAGCCCTGCACTACACAGACGGTGGGCCTTGGTTAAATATAAACGAGTGTTCGGAGTACACAGCATCATGGATGAAACTTTACAAAAGTTAACAGAAGATAAAAATATTATACTTGTGGGAAATTCAGTAGAGATGCTGGAGTATGAGTATGGGGAGTATATAGAAAACTTTGATACAATTGTACGATTTGGAAATGGTATACCTGATGAACATACTGAAAGTCTTGGTATTCGTACTGATATATGGATTACAGGGTGGCTTCGTGCAGTAAAGGTAAAATATTTTCCAACTGCGTATAAATTATTCAATCGTTGCAGAATACACCTCGATATACAACCAAAAGACCTAACTCCACCTTTTGAGCATGAAACTATGTTTAATGATGATGAATTAAAAAAGATTTATAAAATGGTGGGAGCTGAAAACAATGTTAAAATGGGAAATAGGCCAAGTGCAGGTTTCTTAGGTATATTATTCTTTTTAACTAAAACCAATCCTAAGTCAATTACTCTAATTGGCTTTGACTTTTTCTCTAAGAAACTACCATTTAAAAGTGGTAACGATTACCCTTCTAGTTGGCATTTACCACACAACTCTCAAGAGTCTAGTCCTCATAATAATATGGAGAAACCTCTTGTACAAAAGTGGGCAAATGAAGGTAAATTAGAATGGAAAATTCTATCTGATTTGAACGAAGAGTTCTTAGATTTTACCTAGTTTATATCCGACTTCAATTAATTTTCTTGATACTTGTTTCTGTTTATTTGATTTAAATAATAAAAGTTCGTTGATTCTAGCATTTCTTAAATTTACAGGTATGTTTGGTATCTGTGCAGTCCACAAGTCCCAAGGTATTCCTAACTGTATTCCTGCTGGTAAGTATTGGTATTTCATCAACAACCATTTTGGTAGAACATGAACACTAAATGATTTTCTCATAATTACATTATGGTTAATAAAATCTTTTGTGTTTAATGCTTCGTAGGTAAGAAGTTTATCATTTTTGCCATTTACATATACAGGCATTTGTTTTCCTCTATAGCAGAATGGTGTAAAGAAAGACCTATTCCAACTACCCATAACTCTTCTATCTACATGGTGTGGGTAAAGTATTGGATTTATTCTTGCGTTCTGACCTCGTGCAAATAATCTTTTTTCATCAAAAGCAACCATTTTATCCCAATTCATAATAAAAAATTCAGTATCAATATTATCTAATACTGGAGTTTCTTTTCTACCTACTTCTTCTTCCTCAAACATATTGCTTTTAAAACCTAAGATATCATAATACTTTCCGTATGTAGGATGGTCTTTGTATACATTCATATGGGAGTAAGTACAAAATTTATTCTCAAAATATTTTTCATCAGGTATTTCATTTTTCCACCCGTTTTTTAAGAATATTCTAGCTCCACCTGCATACATAACTCTTTTATTTAAGCCACCTTTATTCTTCCAATACTCTTTCAAGTATCTCATGGCTCTGGCTTGTTCTTCTCCTTTCCAAAAACTCTGGTATACTTTTACATTTTCTATATTAGCGAGTGCCCATGATACTACATTTTTATCCCAGTCATCTTCGTGGATAAATAAATGCAAGCGAAAGTCCTCGTCCTTCTCAATTAGAGAGGCAAGTGTAAATAAACTAAAGTGTTTTATGTATGTATGTACTATCTCAATCATCTTCTTTTTTATATTCCCAAAAATTATTTATAAACCTTTCTAGTCTTTCCTCTGCATCTTCATCAAAATCAAATATAATTCCTGAATTTTTTGCTGATAAAATCTTCTTTATCGTATTTGATGCTTTAGTTCCTGCTACGGCATGGTAAATGCTTTCGTATGTTAATAAATTTTTCTCTCTTTCTTTCTTAGAATGACTTATCATCCTAAGTTGTTTGTTTAATAATAATGCTACTATTCCCATTTCACTATTTGGCATTGTAGCAACCTCTTTGCAGTTGTATAAAATTTCATGTCCACTTTGTTTTTTATTTAATACTTTATCTGCTCCAAAATCTTTTTTGAATTTAGCCATGTAAAGTGCATTAGTAATAGGATGAGGTTTTATAACATAACCCTCTTTTACAAAGTTTCTCATTCTACCCCAGTGTATAACTCTATCTTTACATATTAAATTACTACCTGGTGGAAAAATTACTTTATCGTAATGTTCTTGTGTTTTTGCTAAAATGTATTTATCTTCTATACAATTTAGTATTTTTTCTATTCTTTCTTCGTCAATCTCTATGTCCGACTTAGCAATAGATATCATTAACTTATCGTTAATTTTTACAGAATTTGTTTTTACATAAATTCCTCTACCTAAAAAATCTGTGTATAACCACTTTCGTATTGTAAATAATTCATTTGTGTTAAACCATACGTCATATTCAAATCTAACACCTTCTTTCCAGTCTGGTATTAGTCTTTTTTTAAAATTCAATAATGCGTCTCTTTGATGGTCAGGTCTATAACAAGACCCTGATTTCATAAAGTGAGTAACCTTGTCTCCAAGACTCTCATTACTTGCCATAGGAACTAATTTATCTTTTTTAACTTTTACTGTTTTTAATTCCATCTTTTAACTCAAATAATTGTGTTTCTATATTTTTTAATCTATCTTCTTGTTCTACGATTGTGTCCATTAGTGCGACAACAATACTTTCTAATTTATCGTTAACATACTTGGGGGTTATATCTTTGTCCTTTAGTTTCATTTAGTCTGTCCATGTTGAACCGTCCCAGTAACTTGCACTAAAGTCGTTTATACTTGCAACTTCTGTGTCAAAGATTGTACCCGCCTGAGACGCTGTTATTCTTTCAAATACTGTGGTACTCGTATTAAATGTAGTTGTGGTAATATGGTCAGTTGTTCTAGTTGTTTCTGTTACATTACCTGTGGCAAATGTTGTGGTTGTTGTTTTGCCTGTTTCAAATTCTGTTGTTCTAGTTGTTTCAAAAGTAGTAGTCGTATCGTAAGCTGTATTCTTAGAAGTAGTAGTAGACCTATCTGTTTCAAATGTAGATACTGTACTTCTGCTTGATGCTGTATCTCTTGCAGTAAGTGTTGCTCTAGCTGTATTAAATGTACTTGTAGTTTCTCTGCTAGATTGTGTTGCTCTAGAGGTTATTGTTCCTTTAGTTGTGGCATATACTGTTGTTGTATCTCTACTTGTTAAAGTTCCTCTAGCTGTATTAAATGTTGTTGTCGTATCTCTAGATGTTCCTGTTACTCTTTGTGAACCTCTACTTGTTAAGTATGCTGTTTCATACGCTGTACTTCTACTTGTATTAGTATTTCTAGTTGTTCCAAATGAGGTATTATCTACGTATGCTGTTGTTCTTGAAGTTTCTGTTCCTCTACTTGTATTAGTACTTCTACTTGTGTTTGTGGCTCTACTCGTTACAAATACTGTATTATCTACATATGCTGTTGTGTAATTTGTATTTACTAAGAATACAGTAGTAAAGTTAGTGCTATCTACATATGCGGTTGTTCTACTTGTATTTGTACTTCTTGTAGTTGAGAATGATGTATTATCTACATATGCTGTTGTTCTACTTGTGTCTGTAGTTTTAGAAGTATTCGTAGATTGTGTAGTTGTATAAGCTGTTTCGTTTGTGAAGCCTGTGTTGTCTACATAAGCTGTTGCAAATGAAGTGTTGTC